AAAAGGTTGATGAGATAGTTAATGAGAGATATGTTAAAAAAGACTCTCGTTTTTCTACACTAATAAAAGAATTTGTGAAAGTCAATCCACAAACAAGTAACGGAGTTTTTAAATGAATATTTTTTATTTGGATAGTGATGCAAAGACAAGTGCTCAGATGCATTGTGACAATCATTGTAGTAAGATGATTATTGAATACGCTCAGTTGATGTCTACTGCACATCGTTTACTGGATGGTGAAATGTATATGGACAAGACTACGAATGGACGTAGTATCATGCGCTGGCGATTGGATGGTAAGTGGGCCCGTAATCGTGAACCAGACTTGTACAAGGCAACTCATGTCAATCACCCTAGTGCTATATGGGCAAGACAGTCTGCAAAGAATTACATGTGGTTGTATGAGATGTGGAAAGAGTTGAATACAGAGTACATGTATCGCTACAGTAAGGATGCACCCCATGCTAGTTTTGCAAAACTGGATAAACATTTGCGACAGATACCAAGGGGAATGACTGATGGAGAGTTCACGGAACCTACACAGTCAATGCCTGATGATGTAAAGAATGATAGTTCTAAGATTGCATATCGAGATTACTATATAAAGTATAAGCAACACTTGGCTCAGTGGAAACTACGAGGCATGCCAAGTTGGTATGTCACCGAGTATGCATAAAGGGTATTTGCCCTATTGGGGTCGTAGGACTCAGGCGAAGACCCCAATGACAGGCGAAGAACAACTAAGAGATTTAATTGCAAGATTACATGATGAAATTGCAGTATTGAAGAATGAGAATTCTAAATTACATGACACTGTTTTTGAATGTATAAATAAGATTAAGGAATTGAAAGAAATAGGAATTGATGATGCCAACGTATGATTTCGTAAATAAAGATACTAAGGAAGTAGAGACACATTTTCTTAGAATGTCAGAACTTGATAAGTTCAAAGAAGACAATCCACATATGCAAAGCGTAATCTCTGCACCAGCTATTATTGGTGGATATGGGTCAAGTGGGTCGATGAGGATTGACGATGGATTCAAAGAGGTATTAGCTAAAGTAGGAGAAGCTCATCCAGGCACTGCTGTTGCAAATGACTATGGAAAGAGATCAATCAAAGATCAGAAAACACAAGACATTGTGGATAAACATCGTAAATTGCAAGCAAAGGGAAAATAAATATGGGTAAGTCTAAAGAAATAGGTTCAGGTAATTTAGTTAAAGTTAATCCGATTACTGAGAATCAAAAGAAGGCCTTTGCCGCTTATGAGAAGGGACAGAATCTTTTCTTATATGGTGCTGCTGGTACAGGTAAGACGTTTATACTATTGTATAATGCAATGAAAGAGGTTCTTAACTCCACAACACCGTATGACACAGTATACATTGTGCGTAGCGCAGTACCGACTCGTGAGATAGGGTTTCTGCCTGGCGATGAAGAAGACAAGACAGCATTGTTTCAAGTCCCATATCAGAATATGGTTAAGTTCTTATTTGAACAACCAAATGAACAGGCCTTTGCTGGATTGTATGAGAGATTGAAGGCACAAGGTAGTCTTGGTTTCTTAACTACATCATTCCTTAGAGGAATTACACTAGACAACGCAATCATCATTGTTGATGAATGTCAGAACTTGAACTTCCATGAACTTGATACCATCGTAACTCGTGTGGGACAGGATTCAAAGATTATGTTCGCTGGTGATTTCTTCCAGACTGACCTTGTTAAAAGTTCAGATAAGGGTGGTATAATACAGTTTATGAAAATCTTAGATGCTATGGAATCGTTTGAGAATATCGAATTTACTATTGGTGACATTGTTCGTAGTGGTTTTGTTAAGGATTATCTAATTAACAAGATACGACTAGGAATCGAGAACTGATGAGTGCATGGCATGGTGGTAAGGGTGGCACTCGCCGTAAGGCACTGGTAAGCCCAGCAAAAGTGGGCAGTAATTGGAATGCTATCTTTGGAAAGAAGGCCAAGGATGCCCAGTTAGAAAACGAAGTTGATGGTAACATAGATGCTAGTCAGAATGCTAGTCAAATTGAAGAGAATTTTAATAAAGAATAAACTTCTTGACAATGACCATATAGTATGGTATAATTATATTAATGAAAAAAAGTGAGGTGAAAAATGTTTAACCATAATCCTGTAGATATCACAGAGGTATCTACTAAAAATGTCAATCGGAAGCGTTTCTATGATACGCCAACTGGTTGGTATCCATCCATCACAACCGTGTTGGGTGTTCGACAAGACAAAAAACAAGGACTCGCTGATTGGCGTAAACGTGTAGGTAATGATGTAGCAAATCATATCATGCGAACTGCTGCTGCACGAGGAACTGCTGTTCACAGTATGTGTGAAGACTTCCTTAACAACAAGGATGTCTCAAAGGATGATTTCGCATTCTTGCCATGGTGTTTGTTTTCACAACTTAAACCATGTCTTGTACAACGTATAGATAATATCTACGCCCAAGAGTGTGGGTTGTGGAGTGAGAAGTATCGTGTTGCAGGCCGAGTGGACTGTATCGCTGAATGGAACGGTGTTCCATCAATCATTGACTTTAAGACTTCTCGTTCTGAACGTAAGGATGAATGGAACTTAGAGTACTATATACAATGTGCTGCTTATGCAGAGATGTTTGAAGAACGTACTGGAATTGCAATCACTCAGATTGTTGTACTAGTTGTTACTGAAGATGGACTTGTACAAGAGTTTGTAAAAGAGAAGACTGAATATCTGCCTCTCCTGATTGAAACTATTGATGAGTTTACAATGCAGTGGGAAAGGGAAAATGAAGATAGTGTTGCTAATAGTGCTACTGTTGGACTTGCTGGATAGTAAGAAATTTACATAAACTTCTTGACATTATCTCACATGTATGGTATCATGGTAGTATAAATAGAAATGTAATCGTTGATACGATTTAAAGTTTGGGCAGGACGAGGGTGCGAATCCCTCCATCTCCACCAAAAGCACATCTGTAAGGCGTAGTGAAGTTTGCAGACAGATGACTCAGAAGACTCCGTGAGGTGTGCTTTTGATGGGGATGAATAGAATCGACTGACAGATAGAGATGAGTGGAGATTACCGTGGTGACTTACGTTAGACAGTCAAAAGAAACTAAAAGCAAACGATAACTTTGCCACATCTGATTTCGCTCTAGCAGCGTAAACGCAGGGAGTTGTCCACTTACTTAGCAACAGAAAAGTGGAACATAGCGGGTATCGTATAATGGTATTACAAGAGGTTTCCAACCTTGAGACAGAAGTTCGATTCTTCTTACCCGCTCCATTTTATTTTCAAATGTACTATCAGGTAGACCCAGAATCTGATGAACTTGGTGATGCTTGTTTAAAGGTTCTGGTAGTCGCTGGACTATATTAAGATTCATTATGCGTAGGTTCATCGATACAGCAATTTGTAATCGCTATGGTTAATGATAGTACATTTGAAAATGAAGTTTTATTCCTGAGTAGTTCAGTTGGTAGAACAACGGACTGTTAATCCGTATGTCGCACGTTCAAGTCGTGCCTTAGGAGCCAATTTTAAAAACTGGTGATTCACTACCATAAGTGTGAACTATATAAGAGAAGCAAACGTGCTCACGTTCAATAGTGATGCTCTCTACTGTGGTTTAATCCACATCTTCGGATCGTAGAGGTTGTATACTGGCATGCAAGTTGAACACTTTTTTAGGTAAGGGATAGATGGACGAACCGTTTGGCAAAACCTTCTTCTACAAACATTTATCCTTTGCCGACTTTTTATCTCGCATGACCACTTGAGTATGATCTCTCTGGTAGATGTTTGGGGAAACCCACTAAACCTGTCATACTCAAGTCGCTTTGAAAGGGCGGTGCGAGGCCTAGTTTGCCCGATTAGTTAAATGGTATAACGATTGAATAATAATCTTTAGTTGATGGCTCGATACCATCATTGGGCACCTAATAGGGATGTAGTGTTAATGGTAACACGTTGGATTCCAAATCCAAAATTAGCGGTTCGAATCCGTTCATCTTTGCCATAAGTGTGATGACTTTACACATCAGAAATCGGTGAGGGGTTTCGGGAATTCCCGCCCCTTGCCACCTTTTTTAACCTCTTAACAGGAGTTTTATAATGAACCTAGAAGAACTAGTTGTGATGACACCGAAGAAATTCGCACTTAAAATAGAACGCATAGTAAATACGGCAGATGATATATCGTATATGGATGCTATCTTAGATTATTGCGAAAAGAACAACATGGAACCCGATACCATTGGGCCTCTTATCTCAAAACCATTAAAAGAAAAAATAGAAGCTGATGCAAGGAAATTAAACTTCTTGCCACGAGTAGCTACGCTACCAATTTAAGGATTAGTCCTATGGATGGATGGCAATCATACCAGATATATCTTGGTTTGAAACTACATTTCACCAGTAACTATGACTATACTAGGTATGGTGGAAAAACCTCTGCAACCAAGGCATCGTTCTTGCAACGTAGAGATAGATACTTTTTCGCAAGGGTAGCACGAAAGTATGGTGAGAAGACACAGGAGTACTATCTTGCTAATTTTCTGAAGTCGCCCAAGGGATGGATAGGTGATTTTAGTGAAGAGAATTATATGGAATGGTCTAAGAACAGACAATCATTGACATATAACTTTTTACAGGACATGCACTTTTTATTTGACCAAGTTGAGAACTTTGATGAAATTTTCTCTTTACAAAATGGCAGACATCCTGTATTATTGAAGAACATGCTCGCAAAGCGAGTATCAGTAGAGTCGGTGGTAATCTTGCAAGGATTACTGAATTTTGTTAAACGGTTTGATGAAGGAATGAAAGATGACTTAATATGGCCAGACAGCAGACGATTAATCGTCAAATACGCCGCATTTCTTTCTTATGATAAGGAGAAGTGTAAATCCAAACTACTTAAATTAGTTAAGGAGACATTCTAATGGAACAGTCAACAAGAACTCCAGTGAATGAACTTATAAGGGAAAAAGATTTCTATCGTTCAAAGCTTGAACAAGCAACTGGACGAATCAAGACTTTAGAGTTTGACTTATCAGAGCTACAAAAGCGTGATGTTTTACTTTCAAAGAAACTTGCAGAAACCACCAATAAGTCACCGAATGGTTATCGCCCTAAATACCGTAGGACTGCGTAACCAATCCATCCTGAGTATGATGATACAACTGCTCATTTTTAAAAGGTATTGTTATGAAATATACACAAGTGTCAGAAAAAACATGGGTTGTAGAAGTACAACAAGATGAAGAAACGAAAGAGATGTTTTTAGAATTCCCACATGGGTCAATAGATTCACTTGGATGGGATATAGGCGATACTCTGTTATGGGAACAACTACCAGATGATGGTGGTTATATTTTGAGAAAAAAAGATGATGACAACGAGAACAGAAACGAAGAAAATGGTAACATCAGTACGCCTGATTAGTTACAGTCAACCACCAAAGGATGGTGGTATTATAGGACTAGACGATGTACAAGACTTAATTGCATACTGTGCTCGTGTATCTAACCCATCTAATCAGATAAACTCAGAAACAACTGAGAAGTTGATTAAGTATTTGGTTAAACATAAACACTGGAGTCCATTGGAAATGGCGAGTGCCTGTATCGAAATTGATACTACTCGTGACATTGCTCACCAGATTGTCCGACATCGTAGTTTTGCATTCCAAGAGTTTTCACAACGATATGCAGAACCTTCACAGATGGGTGATTCATTTGTAACAAGAGAATGTCGTCTACAGGATACATCTAATAGACAGAACTCTATAGAGAATGAAGATGAGTATTTAAAGGAACGCTGGGAAGAGGAACAATTGAAAGTTATTGAACAGTCTCAAAAAGCATATGATTGGGCAATCAGTAATGGTATTGCAAAAGAACAAGCTCGTGTAGTGTTACCAGAAGGTTGCACTAGAACACGTTTGTACATGAATGGTTCCTTACGCTCATGGGTTCATTATATTGAACTGCGTGGTGCTAATGGAACTCAAAAAGAACATATGGAAGTTGCACGACAATGTGCAGTAGCAATTGCTAAAATATTTCCATTAATGGAGAAATTATAATGTATAGGTTTATACATGGTGGTACGCCCGGCGAAGGCGTAGACCGAATAGAATTCACACTTCGTACAGACTCAACTCTGGATGATATGTGTTGTGGATTTGAACGATTCCTTAAAGCGAATGGCTTCGTTTTTGATGGAACAGTTCAAATCTTAGAATCAGATATGGAACATGAAGAGGAGATATGGAGCTCCAATCATCAGGACATGTCTGAGTTAAGTGAGGGAGTCAGTAATGAATTTGGACTTAGTGATGTGCCACGGCGTAGATCACTAGATGATGTAACCCCAGAAGAATGGACTAAGGCGTCTGCTTGGATGAGGGAAAAATCAGACGAATATAATAAATCATTAAAAGGTTAATTTATTTTCTTTTTCTCTTGACAAAAGCCACAAAATACAGTATAATAAATACTGTTGAATAAGAAAAACTTATTCGATTTACATTATGTATCAGGTGATATACTTAAACATACGACAATATACGGAGAACAACATATGTCAATTTCAGCACTAAGAAACCAGAACAGTCTGGATAAACTTTTACAACAAGTCCAGAAGGACGATTCCCCACAGAAAGACTCTAAGTCCTATGTCGATGAACGACTATGGAAACCACAGGTGGACAAGGTAGGTAATGGGTACGCAGTACTACGTTTCTTACCAGCGCCAGAAGGTGAAGAGTTACCTTGGGTACGAGTTTGGAACCATGCGTTTCAAGGCCCAACAGGGCAATGGTTTATAGAGAATTCTCTAACCACCCTCAATCAGAAAGATCCAGTGAGTGAGTACAACTCAGCACTGTGGAACTCTGGTGTAGAGAGTGACAAAGAGATTGCTCGTAAACAGAAACGTAAGTTACAATACTTTTCGAATGTGTACGTTGTAAGTGACCCAACTAATCCTCAAAATGAGGGTAAAGTGATGCTTTACCGTTTCGGTAAAAAAATCTTTGATAAGCTGATGGAAGCAATGCAACCAGAATTTCCAGATGAGTTGCCAGTCAACCCATTCGACTTCTGGGACGGCGCTAACTTCATGTTGAAGATTAGGAAAGTAGATGGTTACTGGAACTACGATAAGTCTGGTTTGGATGCTAAATCGGCACTCAAGTCAACTGATGATGAGTTAGAGACAATCTACAAGGCACAGCATTCGCTTGCTGAGTTCCTTGCACCTTCAAACTTCAAATCATATGATGAGTTAAAGACCCGTCTTGATACAGTTCTTACTGGTACAGTAAATACCGCTAAGACTGCCGCAGACAGGATTATGGAAGACGAAGGTACGACTAACTTCACACCTCAGTTCAAGTCTGAGTCCGCTCCAGAACCTTTAACGACTGCTGTTGCATCAACTGATGACGATGATGATGCAATGTCATACTTTGAAAAGTTGGCCAACGAATAAAGACGTAGTACTTAAAACTACACTTTAGTCACTGAAAGGGCAGGGTTTAATCACCCTGCTTTTTTTTAGCTTAAAATATGACCTCCAGCTGTCTAAATAGTATTGTGTCTTTTAGAGTCTAACTATTATAAATAGTATATCAAGAGAGGTGAGTATGGATATTTTATCATTTATTGGAGATGTTGGGGCCCCAATAGCAGGAGCTATTGCCGCAGGGTATTTTGTGTTTCTGACAATCAGATTCATATTAGCGGGGGTTACTGATAGTGTGAACACGCTCAAGGGAATCATTGGTTCTCTGGACAACCGTGTACAGACTATGAATAATGACTTGGTAAAGATTGACGCTCTGATGAGTTATGCTTTTGGTGTTAAACCTAACATCGACAGGATAGCAGCAAATGAGGGTAAGGAAGACGCACGCCGTGACTAGAGGGAGGGACATTGGAAGGATTATCAGAAGCGATTAATCAATACGGATTCCCTGTAATAGCAGCCGTAGGACTCGGCTACTTTGTTTTCTTCATATGGAAATGGGTAACAGAAGTCATCGACCCTATAATCGGGGGAACAATGGGTACGCTCATTGCTCTGGTTGATAGAATCAGAATGTTAGATAATGACATGATACGATTGAATACGAAATTATCAATGTTATTAGAACATTACGATAAGACAGGTAAACCGATAGATGGTGATGTAGAAGAAATATTACAAAGGTATGGATCACGACATGAAAAATTTAATAAAGATAGCACTCGTAATAAGTAGCACCTCTGCTCTAGCAGCACCCCTCGTATACGACTTCTCCAATCCTGCCTTTAGTGGTATTGGATATTCTAGTCATGTTCTGTCAATCGAACAATTGCAATATCAAAGAGAAAAATCAAATGCAGATGACATAAAGTCTGACATTGCCGCAGCAGAACGTGCTCGTAAAAACACAACACTTGCCAAATTCGTAACGAATGTTGAGAGTCGTATCTTTGCTAATCTATCCAAACAAATGGTTGATAATATGTTTGGCACCAATTGTACTGAAGACGCATCAACTGCTGCTTTAGAATGTCCACTTAGTGGTACTGCAACTTTACCTGACGGTTCAACTGTTTCATGGGTAAAGGATGAAACAGCAGAAACAATCACATTAACTATTGTTGCCGCAGATGGTTCACTGACTCAGTTAGTTGTTCCTGTTGGCGATTTCAAATTTTAGAAAGGTGATTAGATGAACTACTTGTTACCAATAATATTAGCATCACTTCTATCATCATGTAGTATGATGAATCCGAAACCGATAGAAGGTGAAATGCCTTTCACACAAGGAACCCCAACTAAGACTTTATTGCAAGAGATGCCTCCACTTATCGGTATGCCGACAGATGGGAAGGGTAATCCAGTAAAGATTACAGTTGCAATTTATAAGTTTCCTGATGTTACAGGACAAAGAAAAGCAGTCGGACTATCGACAGCAGTTTCACAAGGTGCTGATGTTTGGGTGATACAATCCCTCATGGCAGTTTCTAAGGGTAGTTGGTTTACAGTTGTTGAGAGAGCAAGTTTAGATTCTCTAGTTAAAGAACGGCAACTGATAAGAAGTACAAGAGAACTATATGATGGTACTGATGGTGTTTCTGCATTACAACCCATGTTATTTGCTGGACTAATATTAGAGGGCGGTATTGTTGGTTATGATACAAACACGACAAGTGGTGGTGCCGGAGCAAGATATTTTGGTTTAGGTGTAAATGAACAATATAGAACCGATCAAGTAACAGTTTCATTAAGATTAGTTGGTGTACAGACAGGTGAGATTTTATTAACCGTATCTGCAACGAAAACAATCGCCAGCACGAGTAACGGTGCTGATGTGTTTAGATTTTTAGATATGGGAACAAGAGCATTAGAGATAGAGGCTGGTAATGCGGTTAACGAACCAGTTAATTATGCAATACGCACAGCAATAGAATATGCTGTGTTACAAATGCTTTATGAAGGCAAAGAACAGGGGTTGTGGGAATGGGCAGAGGTTGTTGCAGATGAAAAAGATATAAATATAAATAACGATAAAAACACAAGTGCCGTGACAAAGGTTTGGAGACCATTTTATTGATGTTTGTGGTTATTAGATAACAAGGAGAATAAGTTGAAAACGAAGTTTAAAACAGCTACAACCTTGATTATGGTTTTTATGGTGAGTATGTCCTTTGCTGCAAATAAAATTTATGTAATACAAGCTGGTGCATCATTGGTATTTGATGTGGTACAAGATGGTGACGGAAACCAAGTCGGTAATAGTACAACAGCGGCTACTGTTACAGGTTCGGCATCAAACTTTAATATCGACCAAGTCGGTAATAGTAACTTAATAACATTTGATATTGATGGCGCCAATTTTACTGGTACTTTTAGTATGACTGGCACTAGTAATAATATTGATTTTAATTGCGATAGCGGTTCTGCAACTTCGGGTTGTGGTACAATCACGGCAGCAATTACCTTCGTGGGTAATTCTTCTGATGTTGATATTGATATTGCTAACACTGCCGCAGCTACTGGTTCTGAGATTACTGTAACGGGTGCTTCGGGTACAGATGGTACTGTAGTTGCCGCAACTATTGATGGCACAAGTGCAGTTGTAACTCTAACTATTGCTGGCGACACAAATAATTACTTAATCGATATTGATGGTAATGGAGATGTCAACGGACATACCTTATTAATGACTCAGACGGGAATCACCGCTGATGTTGATGTAGTTCAATCAGGTGCGTATGATAACATAGCAACAATAACAACAACAGGCGATTCACAAGACATTGATATAAATCAAACAGCTGGTGGTTCTATAACTCTAGTAACAACTGGAAGTACATCAGGTGCTGTTAAGACAATTAATATCAGTCAGACTGGCCATGCAACATTTGTAACAGCAGGCGATGGTATTAATGGCGCTGGTGGTAGTGTTGTTGTAACACAAACCGCATCTGGAGCTAGTATTTCTTTAGACCAAAATGGTGCGAGTGCAAATATTAATATTAATCAAACAGCAGGTGCAACTGCAACACTTGACTTGGATGGTGCGAGTGGTACTTATGATATAGACCAACATAACGCAAGTACTCTAACTCTCACACAAGACGGTGCTGATGCTGACTATGTTATCTCACAAACAGGTGGAACGGGAGACACTATAGTTATGACACAAGACGGTGCTAATGCCAACGTGGATATAATACAGCGAGATTAATGTGCGACTCTTTCTTATATTATGGTTCCTATCCTTTTCATCATTCGCTAGTGTCATTGGCGATGTTATCTTACAAGAAGGTAATGCTGTTATTGAAAGAACAGATGGTGAAGATGTTACCTCAGAACTTGACTTAGATATATTTTCATACGACACGATTAAGACTGGCAATGGTAAAGTTGCTATTTCGTTTATTGATGACACACGAGTAGATGTTACTGAACACTCCAAACTAATAATTGATGAGTTTGTTTATGACCCAGCTACAAAGACAGGTTCACTCTCACTCAAATCAGCGCTTGGTACAATACGATATGCTTCTGGTCAAATTGCAAAGTCAAATCCCACAAGTGTACATATAAAAACCCCGACTGCTACGATTGGTGTTCGTGGTACAGATTTCACTATGACGGTAGACGAGATTGGAAGTTCCACTATTATACTTCTTCCATCGTGCGATACAAATGGTAATTGTTTCGTGGGTGAAATAACAGTTGAGTCGGATGCTGGTATGGTTATTCTCAATCAGGCATTTCAAGCAACTGTTGTCGATACAAGTGGTAGTACACCACTGAAACCTACCATTTTAGATATAGACGAAAACTTGATTGACAATCTATTGATTATATCACAACCGAAGGAGATTAAGTCTGCTATTGCGAGTGAAGAATTAAACAAAGTTGCTACTGCATTAGATATTGACTTTCTAAAATTTGACGATTTAGATATAGATTTATTAGCAGAAGAAGAAGATGAGTTGGCATCAAGTCTCGATATTGATTTTCTCGACCAGAACTTTTTAGGTGATATTCTTGCACAATTGAATCTTCAGTTGGCATTACAGATGCGTTCTCAATTTGACAAAAAGACGAGTAAGGGCGATTTAGTATTAGGTAAAAATCCAGAAACAGGGGTGACATTACTAGATGAAGACCCCCAATGGTATTGGCATAGAGAGGCTGCAAGTGGTAGTGTTGTGGAGTTTAGACTCGACCAATCTAATAGTTACATAATGAATATAACTCAAGGTGATTTTCAAATAATAGATTTTGAACTAGGGGGAACAGAAAGTGTTATCAACATTATTCAAAGTCAGTAGTATCTTACTATTATGTCTTCCTGTATATGCAGCTAATGAAATATACATTACTCAAGTTGATACAGGTAATAATCTAACATTAGATATTCTACAAGACGGCAACAACAACGAAGTTCGTTTGTCTATAGCACACGACTACAACAATATTGATATTGACCAAGTGGGTGACAACAACACAGTCAGTTGGACTTCAACATGGGGAACTGGCCTTAGTTGGGGTGGTGATTTAGATGGTTCAAACAACAACTTAACTTTTGACCAGTATAATACTGTCGGCACCGATGTAAACAAAATAGGATTACATATATCGAGCAATAATAATGATATTCACCTGTGTCAAGGTAAATCGTTTGATAGTTCTACTGATACAACTTGTTCAGCATCATCAGCATCTGAGTATGGCGGACATACAGTCAACCTAGATATTCATAGTGGTAATACAGATTTGAGAGGTTCACAGGAAACAGGAGCAGGCAATGCAGACCACTATGCCCAAATCTATACTTCTGGTGGTGATTATAACGACATATTCTTTTCACAAACTGGTGATGGAAACAAGACACTTAATTTCGTAGTCAGAACTGATGGTGGAGAACAAAGTATGATACAATCAGGAAGTGGCGCTCATACAGCAACAATCGATTTAACAGGTACATACAAAACAGATTTATCTCTCACACAAAATAGTGCCACTAATCAAACTTACACTCTAACCAATACATGTTTAACAGTAGCCGGTTGTTCGGTTTCAGTCACACAGAACTGATATAAATAGTACTATGAAATGGATTACACATTGGGCGACTGCCCTAATCACCCTTACAGTTATATCGTACATTGGTTGGAGTGACCCTTTTGTTAAGGAAACTCTGCGTCTAAAGTCTTTCGACTTAATCCAACAATACGACCCTTCAACATTATCCTCAGATATTGCAATACTTGAGATAGATGAAAAGTCTATTGAGAAGTATGGACAGTGGCCTTGGAAGAGAACTGTCCTCGCAGATATTATCTGGCAACTTAGAGATGCTGGTGCTGGAATAATCATACTGCCCATCTTGTTCTCGGAACAGGATAGACTTGATGGTGACATGGATTTAGCACAAGCACTTGTTGGTAACGGTGTTATCATTGCCCAGACAGGCACATCCCAAACAAACAAGAATGCAGTTCCAAGAGGAGTTGCAAAAATAGGCGACCCTATTCCTTGGTTATTTGAGTGGGACGGTATGTTGGGCCCAATAGAACTATTGGGGTTGAACGCAGACGGTGTTGGTGTTATATCAACAGTACCAGAGATAGACGGTGTGGTTCGAAGACTTCCTCTATTGATGAGGGTAGGTGAGGACGTATTCCCCTCAATTGCAATGGAAACTATCCGTGTTGCAACAGGCAACCCCTCATATCAAGTTAAGACACAAGAAGGTGGTATCACTGCAATGCGTGTACCATCATACCCTACAATCAAGACAGATGCCTTTGGTAGAATCTGGTTAAGGTATAATAAAGAATTCCCTACACTAAGCGCAAGTACAAGTGACTACACCTCTCTAGAAGGGAAGATAGTCATTATCGGTGCAACCGCTGAAGGCCTCAGTAGTATCATTGCGACACCAAGAGGTGAACAATACTCTTATATCCCAGTTGCAGTATCCTTACAGACAATCCTGAATGGGGAGACACTAGTTAGATTTGCAGAGTCTACATTCTTAGAGTGGGTTGCTGCATTGGTATTTGGACTACTCCTTGTACTACTAGCCACCAGAGCTCCATACTGGATATCTGGTATTTTGATTATTGCAATTCCAGTGGGTACAGTGTACGGTTCATTCTATTACTTTATGAATCACCTCTGGTTGATTGATTGGAGTTGGATTGTTATAGTAACAACCTTAGTAGGATTCCATGCAATCTTCAACAGGTTCACAAAAGAATTCTTTGAGAAACAAGCAATCAAGAAGCAGTTCGCTGGGTATGCATCTCCTACAGTTGTACGAATGTTACAGGAGAATCCATCACTGATTAAAGATGGTATGAAGAAGGAAATATCTATATGTTTCTCAGACTTACGAGGGTTCACTCCATTAGGTGAATCATTTGGTGATGATGTTAAGGGGTTGACAAAGATAATGAATGGTTACATGGATGCCATTACACAACCGATATTAGATGCAGAAGGAATGGTAATCAAGTATATCGGTGACGCATCTATGCATATACACAACGCCCCAATCGATGATCCAGATCATCCTAAAACTGCCGTTCGGTGCGGTTTGGATATGTTAAAATCAGTGGAGATATTCAATGATAAAATTACAAAAGAAGGACGACCAGCAGTGGGTATGGGTGCTGGGATTAATACTGGCCTTGGTTATCTTGGCGAGATGGGTTCAACCCAACGACACAGTTACGATGTGCTTGGAGATGCAGTCAGTACCGCTGCAAGAATAGAATCAAAGTGTAAGGAATACGGGTGTGTGTTGTTAGTGGGTGAAAGTACATACAACGCAACCAAAGACGACTTCTTCTACCTTCAAGTGGACGACCTTGCGGTTAAGGGTAAGACTGTGGGTATCCGTATATATACTGTACTTGATTCACATTGTGACATAAAATCACAGAAGAGACATGAGAAGATGCATGAGAGTTACACCACCCAAAACTTCTCAACAGCTATAGTAAGTTGTCAGAAGTTAAAGGGCGAGTTTGGTGGACAATTAGATAAGTATTATGACATGTGGATTGAACGATGTGAGTACATGCTAACACAAGACTTACCCAAGGATTGGAATGGCGTATTCATTGCAACAACAAAATAAAAAAGGGCGATAATAATGTTGTGGGTAGATTACAATATAGACCAAGTAGGTAAAAACTTTAAAGTAAAAGGTGCTTGGGATGGTGAGGTAATGGGTATACAGAAGGATGGTAATCCCCTATACCAACCACACGATGTATTCAGAGTTAATGAAAACGGATGGTTGGTATATGTCGGTAAGGACGGTGAGGTTTTACCTAACTGTTCATTGGATTAAATCCACCGTCATTTGGATTAGATACTGGAACTGGTATCACAAAAGGTTTAGAGGTGTTATTCACAACTGTTGATTGTCGGTTCATTGTACTACTCATTATCATAGGGGCCATAGCAACTGCTGATTTGTTATCCAATCCCTTCTCTTGTAGTGTTCTAGTTCTCTGAGCTGTCAATGCTTGTAATGGGGATACGCTGGTGGTATCAAACAAATCTTTGTTTGAACCTGTAGATGCACCGAACAAATCTTTGTTTGTCCCTCCATCTGCATCAAACAAATCTTTGTTGCTGTTTGCTAATTTAGAAGGCACATAAGTTAAACTACTAGTAGATGTTGCAACAGCATCAGTTATTGACTTAGGGTTCATTCTAAGCCCAGTTTCTACAAGTTTTCCTTGTTCGAATGTACCAGAAGAAACGCCGGCCGTAGCTAATTGACGTTCCCTTTCCTTCATCTTTAATATTCTGAGTCCATTAGTTGCAAGACTTCTCTTGACTGTTCTGTCTTTTTTCGCTTGTATCAACTCATTTCTGGTGTATTCTTTACCCAGTATCCTAATCTTCAATTCTTCTTTTTCTACTGTCTGGGTTTCTACACTACTACCCTTTCTAACCGCAATTTCAGATTCAATAATCTTTCTACTTCTTTCACTTATATCATTATCATCTAGAATTGCTTGTAGTTGAGCATCACTTGCAGCTGCAATTTTGTCTGCATTAACTTTAGACTTCCCAAAGAAATTTGAATTAAATAATCCAGATTCTTGGGCAGCAACTAAAGGATCTATTTGTTCTTTATCTAATGATGGTGTTTTTTGTGGATTATCACCTTCTAGTTCTTCTTTTCCAAATCCGAAGAATCCCTTGACACTATTCCACATATCCTTGACACTGTTACCCAAGGCAGTTGCCATCTCTGCAGCTGCTGTCTTTGCAGCATCAAACGTAGGTAGTTCGATATTTACTGCTGCAGCAAGTCCAGTTGCGACTCCATAATATGCTTCAGTCACATCTTCGAAGGAAGGGACACTTAACCCAGATATTCCAGAACTAATAGAAGTACCAATACCAGAGATAGAAGTACCAATTTCAGCGAAGGAAGGGACACTTAACCCAGATATTCCAGAACTAATAGAAGTACCAATACCAGAGATAGAAGTACCAATTTCAGCGAAGGAAGGGACACCCAACGCAGTTAACGAAGCACTGACAGCCCCACCGACACTACTGACAGCCCCAGTAATATTCTCTCCCATACTGGTTAACCCAGAAGAAATGGTGTCTTGTGATATTAGACCAAAGGTTAGTCCAGACAATACGCCAGCAGTTGCTTCTCTCGCTATAGTAAGTCCAGTGGAATTTTCATTCTGTGCTTCTTTCATTCCAGCAGTAATACCATCATAAAATCCAGACAAAGCGGTTACTGCAAGTCCTAGGCCTGGCACAAACTTCAATGCCTTAACAGCCCCCTTTGCAATCTTTCCAGCAACACCAGAGGCGCCTTTAGCAACAGACTTCACACCTTTACCCAGTTTAGAAGTAACAGACTTCCCACCTTTACCCAGTTTAGAAGTAACAGACTTCCCACCTTTACCCAGTTTAGAAGTAACAGACTTCCCACCTTTACCCAGTTTAGAAGTAACAGACTTCCCACCTTTACTGAAACCCAGTTTAGCAGCAATACTGGACGCCAGACCAGCGCCGCCGAGTCCGATGGAACTAAGAAATCCTCCGCCATCACCATCTTTTTCTTTATTGGTGTCAGCATTCTCGCCGGATGAACCAGCAATCCGTTCCAATAATTTAGTCTGTTTCTCTTGTTCTGATAACGACTTATCTGCTGTAAGTCTAGATTCCAAAGCATCCTCAGATGCAGCAGCACCAGATGGGCCCGCAATAACTGATGGTGCAGAAATCATTTCGGTTAACTTATCAGCAATACTTAGAAGAGTATTCTCTGATGCTAGTTTTTCTAATGTAGACTGCTCTAATCCAGTTACTTCGACAGGAGAGAAGTCTTCCCTTGTAGTCTTTGGTTCTTCCGTAGGCGTTGATGCTTCCTGTACAGAACTAAAATCTTGTAATGCACGAAGTTGAGCGTCTGCACTTGCATCTGCACTAGAAACAAACCGTCCATTATTTTCTCTAAGGGCCCCGTTTAATTCTAGATTACCTTCTTCATTTACTCTTTCAATTCTATCTGTATTGAATCCTAACTTTTCTGCAGCTTCAATTAACTTGGCCGACTCTGCTTTTCGTGCGAGTATAAGTTCCTGTTGTGCAGTCTGAATCTTTAGTTGGTCTACGGTGATACCTAAACGCTTTGCAAGGTTCTTTCTTTCTAGTTTCTCTTTACGTTTCCCTAGAACGAGGTTAGTAGCTGCCTTAGCAATGTTCATGCCTGGGATATTCATAAACGCACCTTTAAGTGCATCTATACCAAGAGAGTCTTTAATTGCCTTGCCAAGATCCTCAGACTGCTTGTTACGTCCAAGGGAGTTTGTAACTTTACCAAGTTCCTTTGAAGCTTCAAGAGAGCGTTGATTTGTCTCTTTTAGTTCTTCAGTTACTTTTAATAGAGATTCGTTTAGAGTATCAGCCATTTGATTTACCTATTTTTTCTTTGTATATGCTTGAGTTCCGAAGAACGCAGCGACAATAGCAGCGACAGATACAAAGTATACACTTGCCATGCTTCCAAGTACTTTACTCGCTTCACCAAGACCAAGTACAACTGCAAGTATGACTGCAAAAGGATATAACAACATACCCCACAGTGCAAACCATGCCATTTGTCGTTGTGCATCACGCATAGCATCATTGTCTTCAAGTTCTTTACGCTTGAACTCCATGTACATTGCATGTTCTTCGTCTGATACTACACCATCACCATTAGTATCTGCTGGGTGGTTTTCCGTCTTCTTAATTTCTTCTTCTGACATAATTTTATCCATTCCTGTTCTGACTCGAATGTCGAGCCTTCATTGATTCGTCTTCTAAGTATTGTGTTAAAAGAGCGATGTAAATCTCCCTCTCCCAAGGTAACATACTTTCAAGTTCAGTTAAAGAATAATTATGCTGGTGCATAAGTGTAAAGTTTAATCTGTAATAGTTCTCAAGTGTGTTATGAGAGAGGGCTATTAGAAAAAATTCTGCATACCCTCAATTACTACTTCACTCTCTACCCCAGTGTTAGGATTCTTTACTTTAACTGCATGTTTCACTTTAGGCATAGTATCAAAGAATTCTTGAATCTTTTCAAATTGACTATGAGACAGGGAGTCAATAAATTCATCTAGTTCCTTTGGATCCATATCACTCTTAGCATAAACATTTTCTTCATCATAAATCTGTGATATACAACTTTTAACAATTGCAAATCCTGCTTCCCCCTCAGATAACTCCGACATCGAAGCAATAGACTCAATGCGAGGGTATTCTAATGATAAACCTATAGTATCAGTCAATTTGATGTCTGGTGTATGTCCTACTTCTCGTACACATTCAACTGTTTCTAAATTAATATCAACCTCTATTCTTGTCGTATTATCATCTGGACACAACAATTTAACTGTTACAACCTCACCGATAGACTTAGAGCGTAGTTTAATAAAAACAAACTCAATATCAAAGAAAGGTAGTTCGCCAGTTTTTAATTCGCCGAACGTACAGTTCTCAATAATCTGTTCTACTGCCCGTAGCATATCAGATTCTTCACCTGTTGCTTGTGCGATTAGTAGTATCTTTTCTTCTTTGACTAAGAAAGGTCTATAAGAAACCTTTGCCCCTGTCGAGGGTAGTATCAATTCATATTTAGCCGTAGCTAACTTTGGTAATGCCATTATTATCTCCTGATTACATAATGTTAATAGTATTTATAGTCACTGTTTATAGTCCTAATCCGCTAAGCGTATCGTGAGACTGACTTCTTTAAAAATGTTACTGGGTCACTTGCATATTTTGATATTGACCGCATCTGATTTAGACCAGATTCTGCGCCAGGCGGTAAACCAACACCAAACACATCCCTTATCTTATAAAGTGCATTCAACTGGGCAGAACGTAATCCCGTTGGGGTACTTGGTTGTGCCGAGCTGTCATCTATCCATCCAGCGACATCTGTTCCCTGAAAGTTTACTATCAATGGTGTCCAATTCCTGAACGCCATGTTCACACTTACAGTTAAGAAAGCGCTTCCAGATTCCATACTATACTGAATGGGGCCTACTGACTTTGGAAACACTTGGTGTACCTGTACAGCAGATGCATTGTTATCGTTCTGGTCTAATTGGTAGATTGTCATCTCACCAATATAATCCTTATAATACTTTAGGTCATAACTACTTGGGTCTACAATTTTGTCCTGCCAATTGTTAAAGAATTCTCTTGCCCTATGATCTTGATCAAGGATATACGTTACTTCAATCTCTTCTGCATAACTAATTCCATTCGCTATTTCATAGGATGGGCCATAAGCATTGTCATTTGGAGTGGTTGAAATATTCTTGCCCGGCATGGTTACACTCTGAACACGCAATTCCAGTTCATTAGCGAGGGTTTTGGATTGCAATCCAACTGGTGCTGTTATCTGAACATGAAATAGGTTTGGCCTTGAAACATTTTTACTAAATGTAGTTTGAAAGGCAGTAATCTTACTAGACTGTTCGTTCTTTAGGGGCGGTGTGACGATTGGCATTATTTTGACATCCTTCTAGAATCTGAATAAACTTTACCTTCACTCGCACCGACAAATTTCTGTACTGGCAACAACACTGCCATCATCATTTCATCTGCATCAATCACTCTGAATGGTGATCTTACATGGTCGAATAGGTATCTCTTTACTGTGGGTCTGACTAATGGATGTCTTTTAACTCTATTCCATGTCAGACGGATTTTTGTGCTCTCATTCATCTTATCATCTGTTGCATATTCTGTTATTACATTAAGTAGTTTAACTCTCATGGGGATGGATAGATAATGGAAATTTAATCCAATAAATCCTCCCTCTGCAACCTCAATTGGCATGATGAGTGGGAATCTGTCATAATAAGGTAAACTCGCTTTATACTTAGGGTCATACCCAAAGAAGTTCATTTTACCAAACAAAGGGGCAGAACGCACCTTTCCTTCGATTATCAACTGTTTTGGGGATGGAGTTCCTAGCTCACGAATCTGATCTCTAAACCATCTTATCGACCGTTCATTCCCACCGCTTCGTTCTAATATGCTATCAAAGTAAGTCATACATCTATTTATACAGACTAGCCAACATGATCTTCAGTAAGTATCTTAAATTCCATACCTCTATCCTTGCACCAATCAATCGCTGCTTTCCACTTTGCTTCGTTGACACCCCATGTACGAACTTCATTAATATATCGTTTGGTTCTACGTTTGGGAGTTTTAGGAGGGCCGCATTGTGCCTTTGGTTTAACTTCGATAATCATCTTTTGGATGTTCTTATCTTTTTGTTTAACCTTTATGTAGAAATCTGGGAAGTATCGGTGACGCTTGCCATCTAGGGGAGATATATATGGTATGATAACTTCTTCACTGCCCCACTCTAGTATTGCACTAGTATTGTCACAATACACCATAAACCTACGCTCCCAAAGAGAACGATACACAATCTTATTGACATCGCCTCTGTATTTTGTTATATTGGTAGGTACGAATTTTCCACGATACGCCATGATAAACCTTATAAATACTTTAAAGAACTATTCTTCTATAGGAGTATTTAGATATGTTAAGAGCTGGGGTAATTAAATAATGTCCACTAGTACAGATGGAATGCATGGAATGATTGGCTCAGGTGCTGGGAATTACGGTAATTCCGGCATTGGAAGAAAGATTAGTCAGAATCTACAATATGGCGCTGACGAAAGTAATAATTCTAAGCATTGGGTAAAGTTTACTGCTCGTGAACATACGGGTGCAAACACATATTTAACGGGCGGTGCCTATACCGAAGAACCCGAAAACCTAAAACAAAACTTGACTACGCCAAGAGCTCCTATGAAAACTTCAAAGGATTCTGTGAAATTATACCTTCCTGCTAATATTTCTGTATCACAAAAAGTTAACTTTGGCGAAGCAGAGATGGGTGGATTGGTTGCAGCCGGCGTAAGTGCTGTGAGTACATTTAGTGGAGGTACAGATGGAGTTTTGGGTAATGCATCTGCTGGCGCTCAAGCGGCATTGAGTCAGGTTGGTACTGGGGTCGGTGACGCTTTAGCAAGAGCTGGCACAGGTGTTATGGAAACACTTGGTGCAACTGGTGCCACCGCAGCACAACAAATTAACAGTGGTGTAACGAAAAACAATAGAACTGAGATGATGTTTGAGGGTTTGGATAGACGATCCTTTTCATTTACATTTAGACTCATACCACACAGTGCCGATGAAGCATCTACAATACAAGCAATCGTGCAGTCTTTTAGATTCCACATGTTACCACATGTCCCAGCTGGGACAGAATTTGGACGACTCTTGGTTGCTCCATCAACATACCTGATACAATATGCACACGAAAAAGAGTTGCATAAAATAGGTGAGTGTTTCTTAGAGAGTGTTGATGTGAAGTATGGTGGTGAACGCCCACAATTCTATCACGACAATCGTCCAACAGAAACAGAATTGACCCTACAATTTAAAGAACTAGAGATAATGACTAAATCTAAAGTAATGGCGGGATTCTAATGTATTTTATTCACTTTCCAAAAGTTGACCATGATGTTAAAGGTGATGGTGTAATTACCAAAATGACGGACATTACCCGTAGAGCAAGAATATCTGAAAAGTCTATTATCTATAGTGCATCTTATGATTACTATGATATTCCAGATGGAGAACGTCCAGAAGATATTGCACATAACTTTTATGGTGATGCTAACTTACACTGGATTATTCTACTGATTAATAACATCAAAGATGTCTATACGGATTGGCCCATGTCTGTTACTAGACTTGAAAGGTTCGCAAAATCAAAATATGATGATGTAGATGATGTTCATCATTATGAAATTTATCAAGATTCTGGCGACACCACAGTATTAATCGAACTACCAAATGACCCTGCTACAACAATTCCAGTGGATGCAACTGCAATCACTAACTTTGAATATGAACAGGCACAGGTAGAGAAGAAACGAAGAATTAGACTTATTCGTCCACAGTATGTGGATTCGGTAAAAGAAGAATTTAGAAAAAGCATTAGGGCTTAATAATGGCTAAATTAAATTATGCAGGCGAGTATCAACTTGATGTTTGTAAGATTTGTTCAACAAGTGGTGAAGTAGTCGATGTCACTGAACTAGTCGCATCAATCAATATCTTTGAAGACATCTTCAAATCATCATTGACAGGAGATATTGCTCTTGTAGATACGAACAACCTGTTAACATCTCTCCCCATAGTTGGACAAGAGAAGTTGTTGTTAAAACTAACAACTCCACAATCAAGTGTACCTGATAGAAATCGTTCACTCGATTTCACAGAACACGCTCTATACATCTTTAAGGTGGATAGTAAGATTGATGTGAATGACAACACAACAGCGTTAGTTCTGTCGTTTACTACTGCTGAGGCAATTCGTAGTAATAGGATTAGAATAAGTCAAGCGTTCGATGGTGAACCTTCAGCTGATATTATTCAGAAGATTATAAGAGATGAAGACTTATTGAATTCTAAGAAAGAATTCTACTATGAAGAAACAGCGAACAACTATAAGTTCGTATCTCCAAATATGCGGCCGCTGGACTTCATCAACTCTATTACAAAAAGATGTCTATCTGACAAATATAATTTTGCACCTACATTTCTGTTCTATGAGACATGTAAGGGATTCTATTTTAGAACCATCGATAGTATGTTGGACAGAAAGAATGTCAGGACAGTCTATGTCGAAGATACCCCAAACTTAGGTGCTGACGCTTCTCGTAATTCCCTTAACCTTATTAACTATAATGTAGTCGGTTCTACCAATGTAATGATGAACATGCGAAAGGGTATGTATGCATCCAACCTTCTGATGATTGACTTAGTGAATAAGACTGTAGAGAACTTCAACTACAACTACTTTGACAGTTTCAAAAAAGGTGAGAAACAAGACATACACGCAGACAAACATGCCGCATATGTTACTGAGAACGCACCGTTGGCCTCTGAAAGTAAAGATGATTTCGGCAATTTCCTTGCAGACTACGATCAATCCACCCTCTATATGCAGGCAGTGGACAGGAATCAGCCTGGCGGATTGTTATCAGTACGACACACTGGACAATACGACTACACAGGTACAGACAGCTGGTTACAACGTAGGAAGGGTAGGTTCGCAGCAATGGATGCTGCAATTACTCTTAACATAACGGTACATGGAAACACTTCTATCTCAGCAGGGGATTTGATTGGTATCAACATCAAGAATAAGAATCGAAAGGTTCTAGATCAGGGCCCTAGAGACCCATACTATGGTGGACGATACCTTATAACCAAACTCAGACACAAATTCACCCGTATGGATGGACAACCAGCGCATACAATGCATATGCAAGTTGTTCGTGATACGGTGTCTCAACACTATCCAAAAAATGGTGTTTCATTCTTCGATGCTAAAGATGTCGAAGTTATCGATCAATTAATCCCGATGGGCGAAGAAGACGCATCCCCATCATCTTACTAAAGGAGGCCAAGAACAACCTAATTTGTTATGTTAACCATTTCACACTTATAACGGGGTAACTTATGACCACTAAACTCAAAAACAGACTTAAAAAGATGAACTTCCAACAAAGACTGAACCGAAGGGTTGCAATTGAGGATACAGGGGATGATAAATACTATGAGGAAATATACACAAACAAAATTCGAGAGTTGTTAGGGACAAAAAATGAAGACATTTCAAGACATGCAAGAGGGAGTCTACGACCCCAACATATTTAAGGCAATCTTCCTAGCAGGAGGGCCGGGCAGTGGTAAATCTTTCGTAGTTAGAAAGACTACTGGCGGTTTAGGTATGAAAATCATCAATAGTGATGATATCTATGAGAAGATGCTAAAGGATGCTGGTTTAGAACCAACACCAGAAGACATTTTCTCTAAACAGGGCCAAGAAATTCGTGTAAAGGCGAAAAAGACCACAAGGGCAAAACAAGGTGGGTTCTTAACAGGTCGGTTGGGTATCATTATTGATGGAACAGGCAAGGACTATGATAAGATTGCTAAACAAATGCAGTCGCTCAAAGCACTTGGATACGAATGTTCTATGATTTTTGTCAACACTTCACTGGATACCGCACAGGAACGTAATCGTCTACGTCAGCGAACATTACCAGAGAAAGAGGTTGCTCAAATGTGGAATGAAGTACAAAGTAATATTGGTAAATTCCAATCACTCTTTGGTTCAAAGGACTTCATTATTGTGGATAACAATGATGCTGGAGAAGACGTATTTAATAAAGTCTGGAAACGGATAATGTTGATGGTCAAGACAAAAGTGACTAATCCGACTGCAAAACGCTGGATTACGCAGGAATTATCCAAGAAAAGACGATAATAATAAATCTTTTTTAGAAAACCCTTTAAGTCTTTGTTATGCAAGGACTTTTTTTTGGACTTTTTTTCATTATTTTGAAGAAAACACTTGACTTGTTGTCAAAACAATGGTATAATAGGTATATAAAATAGAGAAAGAGATAAAAATTATGAATTTAGAAACTGCAATTGCAACAATATTTGAAAATGAACATTTAGAAGATGCGTATGGTGAATGGCTTATGACGGAATCTGATTGCCTTATCGGTAATGGAGACATGCTACTTCGTGCTGTTGAAAGTGAGTATGACATTGGTATCTTTGTTGAATACGCTATCAAGAAAAATCTATTTCCAAAGGAAATGTTATAACCTTATAACTAATAAGTCTAACAAAACACTTGACTTGTTGTGAAAACACTGGTATAATGGCTACATAAGATAAAGGAAGGAAATATTATGAGTACAGAAGATTAAACCACGACCGAGGAATAGAAAATGAAACTTAAAAAACTATCAAACACTGAATGGAAGGGCAACGGATTTGGCACGAGTCCAGCACGATGGGAAATTTCTGGGTATGATGGGTATACTGTTTCTGGGTCAACTGGAATGTGGAGTGTTTTTACACCAGAAGGGAAACGTATTGTGAGTGGCCACACTAGAACTGAAGCTTCAGAGACATTTATTGAAGTAATGGAGAGTAAATAAAGAAGTTTAGTTATAAGGTTATAACTAATAAGTCTAAGGAAACACTTGACTTGTTCCCGAAACAATGGTATAATAGGTATATAAATTGAGAAATAGAGAGAAAACATTATGAATGAATTATTATTACTAGTTGCCCTAATGGGTGTACAACAAGAAAATCAACAAATAACCGCTGTGGATATTATTCGTCTGAATAATAATTATGAAAGTACGCAAACGATTCCAGACAGTCAGAGATGTTGGACTACTATGGTTTATCAAAGTAACGGTACAATCTTGCCACGAGTGGAGTGCATCTAATATGACATTGTTTTTAGATATGGATGGAGTCATCGCTGACTTCTTTAAGGGTTTGGAAGAGTACTACAGTGTTGACCACTGGAAACAACTTCCAGATAGGGACAAATCAATCGTAGCCCTAAAAGGTACTGACTTCTTCAACACATTAAAGACTTTCGAAACGTCTATCCAACTGGTAGAGTTTGCAAAGGAATACGGTGATTGGGGTATTTGTTCTTCACCACTACGAGGTGACAGAGACAACTCTGCATACTGGAAACGAGTGTGGTTGACAGATAACCAGTTCATGCCTCAGGTGGATAAGTTGATATTCACAGGAATGAAAGAGAACTATGCTGTTGACAAGTATGACGGCACTCCAAACATTTTGGTAGATGACAAACCAGATAACATTAAAAGGTGGATTGCGGCCGGTGGTATTGGTATTAGGTATCAGGCTAATGAGGATGACCTAGAGGAATACTTGTTTGAAGAGATTATGTCTGTTATATCATAAAGTTATATGCATATGTACATATGTTCTAAGAAAAGTGAAATAAACTTGAAAAAAGACTTGACTTGTTATGGTAACAGTGGTATAATGGTTACATAGAGTGAGAAAACAAACCAAGAGAGAATATATTATGTTTAGAATCCCAATTTTTTATAAAGAAACCCCAACCTTTGCTGAAGCAACTAACGTAATTACCCGTCACGGTACTGGTGATTTGCTTGGGGGAATGAAGTCAATGGTCAAGATTTGGAATGACCATTGCGAATTACACACTGAAGATGATGATGAATTCTTCGAGAATTGGTGTTACGAAGTTAACGCTTACAATGTTGTTCACAAGGGCATGTCACAGTTATTTGCCCCCGCTTAGGAAAAGGTTATATTATGTACTTATTGATTGAAAATGGTGAAATTATCAGCAAAGAGATTTGCTTCGGCAACGCTGCTGAGTTACAAATGGTTCTGGAACAAGAAGAACAACGTGAAATCACTATTATAGAAGAGAGTGTCTATTGGGCACAAATGGAAGAAATGGCGGAGATGGCATGAACAATATATTAAAATATTTAGGGTATACCTTAATCTTTGGTGGATTTATCACAATCCTTGGGGTTGCTGGTAACGATTGTGATGGAAAATGTATGGAAAACTCCATGACACTGATAGAGATGTTGAAGTATAGTGTACTAGGAATGTCTTCAATGTCACTTGGAATTTATTTAGGAGTAAAATATGGAGAATGATACTAAAATTCTTAGTTGGGAAGTGGATGACAGTATTGATGTCACCGGCACTACCTACCGAGGTGAGTTGACTGCATCGTATCTAGAACTATGTGAAGTGTTTGGTGAACCAACCTACACGAATGCTGACCCTTATGAGAAGGTTCATGCTGAATGGTCGGGTGAAGCCGAGGTTCCAGACTTCTGGGATGAGGGAGAGACTATAAGAGAAGTCTTCACCATATACGATTGGAAGACGACAGGTGTTCCTACAGACAAGTATGAGTGGCATATCGGTGGAAACAGTTATAACTCGGTTGCAATTGCAACGAAGATTTTCAATGACAAGTTGTCGTAACATGAAAATCACCGACTATGCTGAAAAGTATGGAGAGTCCATAGATAATCTATCTACGGACGTTTTGCTAGAGTCAATATACAATGAGGAACAAGGTGTGAGTACATATCGACCACTGCCCAGTAGTGTTACTATAAAACAAAGTTCTATAGAAGGCTTAGGACTATTCGCTACTGAAGATATATCAGCTGGGGTTAACCTTGGCATGGTTCGTATCAAGGCAGAGGGAGACAGTAACCATGCTGGAGAATGGATTAGGACACCACTAGGTGGGTTCGTAAATCATTCAGACACACCCAACTGCCAAACTGTTGGAGATTGGCCAGCTGGGTGGGATGTAAAATATTATGATCTATATGCAATTGAAGACATAAAGGGCGGGGAAGAGATTACATTATGTTATACGATGTATACCCCATTATCAATCTAACGGAAATAAATTATGACTAAATTTAATATTAACAACGTAGAGAAACTATCGGATAAACTTGAGACTCAAGCGTATGAGTGGGTACTATTGGATATCCAAGAGTATTTTGGTACTGAGACACGAGACACGGAGACTCTAACCAAGGAACAAATCGGGGAACTTGAACAGTTCATGGAAACTGCTGACTATATCGAAGGGTATTGTGCAATGGTACTACGGTATATTATTGATAATTGGTATGATGAAAATCATCCTATAGGAGACTTATGAGATGTCTGATTTAATTCGTAATGCATTACGCACACCAGACGGGACAATATTAGAGAGTCATCATCGACATGATTTTAAGACATACACTGATGCCAATGGCAAAGAGTATATGATCGATGGTGGACTTGACTATGTTCGATGTAGTGCTAATGGTGATGAAGAACATTTATGTGTGTATATCGATGACCCACATGAAAAGGTACGAGAATCGATGACTTGGGGGACATATGGTGTCAATGGAGACCAACCCCTGAAACGTATTACACTAGCTGAGATGGACACTGATCACATACAAGCATGTCTTGATACACAGACTAGGATATATCCACCGACTAGAATGGCGATGGAAAACGAATTAAAATACCGTGGGGGACATGGTGATGAGTGAAAAAACACAGTTTGTATTGGTAGAAACCCTATCACAATATCGTATGCGATATGTAGTCGAAGTACCCGTTGGGATAGATGAACGGGGAAAGGACAAATCGCACTGGGCATTAGATTCTGTTGCATGTGAAGATGCTATTGAGTTTTCTCAGGAATACTTGGGAGAATCTACTTTCTCACACCGAGTAGTTAACGAAGAAGAAATATTAGCATTGCACGCCGCAGACCATCCATTATGGGTTGATGAGTCTAAAGAAAAGAAATTTGAGGTGTTTGTTACGGTTTGGCCTCCAGAGTGATTGTAATGAAGGTTGTTGACTATAGAGTCGCAACCCTCTTTGTACAGGAGCGACACTATAGTCCAGTGATGCCGAGACTAACCAAACATTGGTTAGGTGCTTATCAGGACGATGTGCTGGTGGGTGTATTAACGCTAGGTTGGGGTACTAACCCAATGGGAACAATCAAGAAGATGTTCCCAGAACTAACCACGGCAGACTATTTTGAGATAGGTAAGATGTGTATGGATGAGTCCATGCCTCGAAACTCTGAGTCACAGATGCAGAGTGCTACTATATCATGGATTAAGAAGAACATACCAGAGTGCAAATTCCTATACACATGGGCCGATGGTATCGTGGGTAAGCCCGGCTATGTCTATCAAGCAGCGAACTTCCTGTATGGTGGGTTCATCTGGAGTGACGTATATGTCACAGAAGATGGTGAGAAGGTACACTTTCGCACGATACAACGTAAGTTGAAGAAGATAATGAATCGTCCCGACTTAAAGTATGGGCCAAGACCATCTGATGCATACATGGGTGAACAAGGATTCTCTCGTATATTCGGTAAACAGTTTCGGTACATCTACCCCATCACCAAGAAGTCTAGAAAGTTATTAAAACAATCCACCATGAAGTGGACATTAGACTATCCAAAGGGCAAAGACTTGCAATGGAAGATTAAACGTCCATACGAGACATCCTATACACTTACCGACACCATGCCTTATGAGCATAGGGGTGATAGTGTAAAACACAACAAGAGTAACGTAAGTAAAGTATCGGACAAATGGGGTACTGCAACCCTTGACGAATTCTTCTAACTATGTTACCATAGCATGTATAAATACTTCTAAGGAGACTTTACATGCCAGTATTAAAATTAGGAGACTTCAGTAAAAGCGCCGCTAGTGGAGCATATGCTGGAGAAACTAGAGACAAAATCTTTGAACTAAAAATCAAAGATAAGAAGAAGTTCACTCTTGGCGCTGCTAAAACAGGCCGACAATTCGTTGGCGTGAGTTACGATAAGAAGTTACGAGAACTAACCTACCAGAACGGTAAGAACATCGTTACAGTTAAGTATTCAAAGATATTCAAGGATGGAGACTTTGGTGGCGGTGGTGGTTCAGGCGGCGGTGCAGAAGATACAGCATTAACAGAATCCTTACAGTGTTTTTACTGTTCACATGTATTCAACTATGCTACAACCCACCCATGTAAATCAGTATCCCATGCCCAACTCAAACAAGCGAAGATGTATGCACATACAGACAGGACTCTTGATCAGTGCTTGAAGTCAGGCCCTGCTGATTGGGAAGCTAATGATGTTTACCTAAAGACTGCAAACAAGATGTATAGTGAACTTAAATTCGCCGCAGGCAAGGTACACTTCCATCGTGGTTCTACGTTTATGACTAACGTGTACAAGGCTAAGACTGCATGTCATACAATCGATAAGTTAAAGGGCAAACCACAAGCGCCCGGCAGTTTCTCCCATGATAAGTGGAATCCAGGCGACATTTGGGCCTCTACATCCTCTTCTACGTCCACACCACTAGATAAATTCACTGACTCTTGGGGGAAACTCAATGGTGAGGTGTTACGTCTGGGTGGTAATGCTAACAAGACGGGTATCCAATTACTAGGTATATCACTCAAAAAGATTTCTGCGGCAGTTGCTGCAAGGTTACAAGAATTCTCTACACCAGCAATGAAAGCGGGTAGAGAGTCGTATAAATGGCAAGGGTATACCTACGGCAAGACAGGAGACTTCTTCAGTTCACAAGACATCTATGTTAAGATATCTGGACAGGAAGTGCAGTTTAGGACATTCGGTGGTAGTACATCATGGCAGGGTGAAGTGAAGGGTGCATCAGCTGCTGGTGGTAAGATTGGTGGTGGTAACGTGGACTTTTACTTGAAGGATATCTTTAGTAAGAGTGTGTTTGCAAACAAGACTTCAGAAGCACAGTTCCTAACCGAGATCAAACAAACCCGATTCGACTTCGACAATACGCTGTACGAGGCATACAAAAGACATCGTTTAGGACAGTCAACGACTAAACCAGAACTAGGTAAGGATGAATTCATAGAATTGTTATCAAAACAAGACGATAACTTCAAGAACAGTAAGATATTGTGTATGAATTTCCTAGACGCTGTAATGAGTGGTAGTTCTATTCAAAGAGACAACTTTGCAACTGCATTGTTCAGGTACGCTAGTTCAGATACCGACCAATCCAGTTATTTCGTTAAATTGTACTAAATTAAGGAGTCATAACATGGCTTACAGTGAAAAGGTATTAGACCATTACGAAAACCCTCGCAACGTGGGTATTATGGATTCTGAGGACGTTAATGTCGGAACGGGTATGGTAGGAGCTCCTGCTTGTGGTGACGTAATGAAACTACAGATACAAGTCGAACAGGGTATCATCACTGATGCTAAGTTCAAGACGTATGGGTGTGGTAGTGCGATTGCATCATCATCACTGCTAACTGAATGGGTTAAAGGAATGACCCTAGAGAAAGCGTCAGAGATAAAGAACATGCAGATTGCTGAAGAATTAGCATTGCCCCCTGTTAAGATACATTGTAGCGTATTAGCCGAGGATGCTATCAAAGCAGCGGTTAAGGATTATCAAGGAAAACAGTCATCATCACTCTAACACCAGCTGCATCTGCAAAGATGCACGAACATATGTCACTACGAGAGGATACCTTGGGTATTCGCTTGGGTATAAGAACCTCTGGATGTAATGGGTATGCTTATGTACTGGAGTTTGTTACTGAAACAACTAGTACGGACACTGTAGTAGAGAATGATGGTATCAAGTTATTCTTTGACCCTAAGAGTGTGGTTGCCCTAGAGGGAACCGAACTGGACTATGTACGTCAGGGATTGAATGAAGGATTTGAGTACAACAACCCCAACGTGAAGGCATCCTGTGGATGTGGAGAAAGTTTCACAATCTAGCGTAATACCAGCATACTGGTAGAATACCGCATAAACCGGCCACTTGTACTAATATAATAGTAAAAAGGTATTGACACCACAAGGATAACGTGGTACAATAGCTGTGTAGATTAGGAGAGAATGATGGCAAGAAGAAGAATAAAACCCCACACTAAAAGACCCGAAGCGAAAGAGTGGAATGGTCAGTATGTAGTCAAAGTGGAATTGTTTGAGAACGAATTCGTATATGACACTGGATTACTGGAAACGATAGGGATGGAAAAGAACCTGCGGCCACTACTCTTCGACACCGAAGCACAAGCAATAGAGTATGCTAAGAAATGGAACACTGGCGAAGTCGTCAAGTACATGGGCTAGACGCCCCCAAAGGAAAATGAGATGATGATAACTGAGAAGCAACTGTCCCAAGTCGGACTAAAGAACGGATTGAAGTATTACGAGAGTGAATTGAGTCAAGATGAACAAAAACACACTGGATGGTATTGGTGTAGTGATCGCATGGCTTACTATCGTTGGGACGGATTAATGGGTATCAAAGATGAGTAAGACAATGCTGGTGGATATGCCCAATACTGTCACTCGTGTAGAGTTGATTGACAACACTGGGCGTGTGTATGTGAAATACGATGTGAACAAGGTGATGTATTCTCTCCAAGACGATGAACAAACCTTAAAGGTATTCGTAAACTGGACAGAGTTGACAGTATCCGAGCAAATGCAGGAAATGTTGGAACCTTTACAATAATATAAGGAACCTTTACAATAACCCCTAAAAGGTTCCTCATTGTATACAATGTACATAATGAGATACACAATGAGAGAAAGAACATGAAATGGCATAACGTAGAGAACATATTACCAAGCCAAGGTGAGGATGTCCTGATGTATGATGAATGGACAATCACGGTAGGATGGTATGACCGACATGTATTCGAAACACAAAGTCCAGACCGAGTGATGCACTGTATCACCCATTGGATGCCCTTGCCGGAACCACCCTTCGATGAGTGCGACCTATGAAGATAAAAGACGGCACCTACATCCAAATCACCTATGAACTGTACGAGTTCCTAAAGAGAGACAGTGAGTTCCTAGACTACCTTGAAGCAGTGGGCGTAGAGAATTGGGATGGATGGGTAGAAGCAAAAGCGATGCAAGAAGGTAATGACCTGAGAGAGAAAGAACAATGAGTGACGGTGAAGGTTGTACATGTATGGCTTATGGTGAACATGAGTGCTGTTGTGATGTAGATTGGACTGAACAAAGGGTGTATGACTTGCAGGATGAAGTTGCATCATTGCGAAAGGCCTTGAATGACGATCATAAGTGGCACAGCGTAGAGGATACTTATCCAGAGATAGATTCCCCAGTACTCTATTACTTTGAAGTGACGGGTATAGCAGTGGGACGATATCACGGACAAGGCGCCTTCGGTGGAAGTCGTGGACATCTACATGATGAAGTAACCCATTGGATGCCATTGCCCCAAGCGCCCTCAATAGAGAGAAAGAACAATGAGTGATAAGAGTTGGATGAATATTGCAATCGTTGCTGCAGCACTCGTAAAAAGATAGAGGAGAGAGATAGTAATGAATGAACTAATCATAGTCATAGAAGCGGGTGTAGTACTAATATCAATGATTGTACTAGGGTATGGATCATACCTAATGGTAAGAGATGCAGAGAGAAGATATCAAGAGAGAAAGAACAAGAAGAAAGGTTAGATCACTGTAAGGGGTAACATACACCCTGCTTTGATCTGCCTGAGTCACTATAGTGCAGTATGTATAAAATACTTTACATTATCCCGTATTATAGTCATTATGTAAC